TGAAACAAAAGATTTTGTCAATGATGTCTTATCGGATTCAGATAAGCTATTTAGATACTTATTTGGTAATTCGGTAATTATTACAGGTAATGATAATTCAGATGGATTTAGTGACAGAATGTATGTCAACGAAGGCGAAGAAGAAACAAATTGGGGTACTTATACAAATTACGGTGGTTTAAAGCCAGAATTCGATAATTATGAAGTTTATATGAAAGGAAATTAATGATATGAAGAGACAGGTTCGTAGAGGCGTTTTCGAGACAAATTCAAGTAGTCAGCATTCACTTTGCATTATGAAAAATGATGAACACTATACACCAGACGAGATTGCAAAGGATTTTTATTTGTGGGATGACAAGAAAACTGGTGAGAAAGATTGCGAATGGCATATTGGGGATAGTGATATGGAGTTTGGTAGAAGTCCATTTAGAGCATTAGGTAATTTTCATGACAAGTGGTTGTATGCTTGTGCTTCATTAGTACATGAGTATAATGATGAGAATTATAAGAAGCTTGAAACACTTGCATTAAAATATGTTCCTGGTCTTAAAAGGATTGTTATTCCTATGATTTCAGATTCAATCGCTGATAAAAATCATCCAGAGAATAAAGATAGTGAATATGCACAAAAGTATGGTAAAACAGAGGATGAACTTAATGAGTGGCTTGAACAGAAAGAGAAAGATTGGGGAATTGATACAATCGAATATTGGGAAGGCGATAATGGATATTTTCATTTTGATAAGCCATATACAGGGTATGTTGATGAAGATATGCTTATTGGATTCCTTAAAAAAGAGAATATATCATTAGAAGAATATCTGACAAATAAGAAGTATGTTGTTATTCAGGATGGTGACGAATATTGTTATTGGTCAGATATGAAGAAAGCAGGATTAGTAAATATGGATGCTATTGATCATGAGTATCCAAGAGCATATGGAACGGAGGATTAACTTATGAAGAGACAGATTAGACGTGGAGTTTATGAAACTAACTCATCAAGCACACATTCACTTACAATGTGTAGCGAGGAAGAATTTGAACAGTGGAAGAATGGCGAACTTCTTTTTGATAAATGGGGTTCTGAGCCATTTGTAAAAGCAAATAGTTTATCAGATGATGATAAGAAATATGCAGCACAAGACTATGAAAATAACAAAGATGAATTTTCTAAAGATTGGTCAGACTTGTCAGAATCTGCGAAAGAAAAGTATTATACCAAATATGCAAAAGAGAACAATATTGTAGACGAGGATGCCAAAACCTATGAGGAATGGCAATATAGTAGTCTTGAAACATTTGTAGATAGATATACAAGTAAAAGTGGAGATAAAATTGTTGCGTTTGGTGAATATGGATACAATGGTTGATTTAATTTAGGAGGATTTTAAGAATGGAATTATTAGGAAGATACATAAATGGTAACTTTAAAACTACAATTTTGAGCGATGGAACAAAGATTAGAGAAACGGAAAATGATGAGTTTGTGCCAGCTTTTGCAGAAAATATGGATATAAAAATTTGTAATTTTTGCGATATGGGATGTCCATTCTGCCATGAAGGTAGCACAATAGAAGGAAAATTTGGAGATATTTTGAATGAGAAATTCATTAACACACTTCATCCATATCAGGAAGTTGCTCTTGGGGGCGGAGATGCTACAAGTCATCCTGACTTAATTCCATTCTTACAGAAACTCAAAGATAGAAAAGTTATTGTAAACATGACGGTAAATCAGATTCATTTTGAGAAAAAACAGGAACTCATCAGAAGACTTGTTGATGAAAAACTTATCTATGGTCTTGGTGTATCGCTTGTAAATCCCACAGAAAAATTTATCGAACTTATTAAGAAATATCCAAATGCGGTCATTCATGTAATCAACGGGGTATTAAAACCATCGGACGTAGAAGCTTTAGAGAATAATAATCTGAAGATGTTGATTCTTGGTTATAAACATTTAAGACGTGGTGATGATTTTTATTCAGAAGATCATGAAAACATTATTGTAAAGCAGAATTGGCTATATGAAAATCTTGCAGATATTATTGAGAAATTTAAGGTAGTTAGCTTTGATAATCTTGCAATCGACCAGTTGAATGTTAGAAGATTGATGTCTGATGATGAATGGAATGAGTTCTATATGGGCGATGATGGAACAATGACTTACTACATCGACATGGTTGAGCGTAAATTTGCAAGAAGCTCAACAGCAGCGTTTGATAAGAGATATGACTTATTGGACTCAGTAGATGATATGTTCCAGAAGATTTTATCTGAGTAACTTCACAGGAAAGCAACATATCCTTGGACTTTGAGAGAATAAGGCATCGGAGGTGAAAACATGAGAATTATAAATCGTGGACGTGGAACTGGTAAAACGGCAATGCTTATTTCAACAGCATATGTAACAGGAAAACCAATTATTACGTCCACAATGAATACTAAAAATAGTCTTTTAGATATGGCAGAAAGAATGGGCATATCAGCCAATATAGAAGTTTATACGATAAATGAATGGTTAGAATATCATAAATTATATATGCCAAATAATGAAATATTAGTAGATAACGTAGAATTGATACTTGGAGATGTTTTATCAAAGTTTCTTAATGCAAATGTTATAGCAGGAACAATGTCAGTTCCAATGGACAATATAAAAGACGATGCTAAAGAAAATAGTAGAAAACATGGTTATTGGTACGAATTAGATGAATGCGCAAATGAAGGTGTATATTGCTCAGTCTGTAATAAAAAAGTATATAAACTGAACTATGCGAATCAGAAGTTGAAATCAAAATATTGTCCTAATTGTGGTGCAATTATGGATGGAAAAGAGACTGTTGAGACTGATAAAAATGATGACAGACCACAATGTTGCATAGACCATGATAAGTATTTTTCGACATGTGACACTTGTGAGTTTGGAGAATAATATATTGGAGGCGAAAACATGATAAGTAATCCTAAATATGGGTGGTGTGATTTTGATTTGAAATCATTTCACGGCTCACCAAGTTATTTGACAGATGTACCAGTAGATTTATTAAATGCCTTTATTCAATATCACACAACAGGTACAGGGATGGCATGGTTTGATGAAGAGGGTACTGAGTTTACTTTAGTTATTACCCCATATTCATTATTCGTTATAGAAGAAAAAGATAAGCCTGTATTACACGATTTTTCTGAAATAAAAATAAATAATTTAGAAAAAGAACTTATAGAAGACATTGAGGAAGATTTGATTGGTTGGTCAGAATTCATTACTAACGATGACAGAGAAGAAGTAATTATGCATAGAGACGAGATAAGAAATAAAATCGCTTTATTAAAAGAATTAGGTAGATAAGAGGTGAAATTATGTATCAAAATTGTTGTAAGAAATGTGGAAGCGTTTCACTACATACAGAAGTAAAAGGTAATAATACAGGACTTTATTGTGATGATTGCGGTGCATGGATCAAATGGCTCGGAAAAGATGAATTGAGGGCTTTTGAACATGCGAATAAATCAAGAGGTTTGAGGGCGACTGCAAAACTATATGATGATGCGTTTGCCAATAATGAAGTAAATAATGAAGTAAATGAAAGACTTAGCAGGTTTATAGATAGTATTGATGAAGCTATTGATAGTGTATACGATAACCCAACGGCAGAACACGACAAACTTATTTATAATAATGCATATGCTTTTGCTTTAGAAAAATGTAAAGTAGGTATTCAGAATATCATTAAAGGTAGAGAATTTAATGATTCAGAAGAGTCGCAGTAAACCAATCTTTCTTTGGAAAATTTTTAATCATATCTAAGCCATTCGGCTATGGGAATCCCAACAAATAAGAGAATATTACAGTATAACTAATAAAAATATTACATATAAAGGAGATTTTAAATGAAGAACACAAATTGGAAAGTGCCAGTAATTATTGGCGTAGGAGTATTAGCAGTTATTTTGATGATTGTATTTGGTGTACAGAGTTCGCAGAATAAAGCTATTGCACTTGAGGAGCAGGTAA